AGTAAACAAATGAGTTCAATGCCTATTCACGTCACTGGTGGCAATCACGGTAGCCCGCGTTCAACGCGTGGTGTCGAGTTCTACGCCACGCCAAGGTGCGCCGTCATCCCGCTGCTTGCGAAAGTGCAGTTGCCGAATGTCGTGTGGGATCCTTGTGGCAGCGACGATAGTGAACTCGCCGCGACGTTACGAGAGGCCGGTAAGCAGGTTTTTTGCAATGACATCACAGCCGATGGCGTCGACTTTCGTACCCGGCGCGAAGCACCGTCCGCCGCCGAGGCGATCGTAACCAATCCGCCATTTTCTCTGGCTGCCGATTTCGTGATGCACGGACTCACATTGGTGCGACGGATATGCATCCTCGAACGAATTCAATTTTTGGAATCCGAAAGCCGCGGCGAGTTGTTTGACGCTGGTAAGTTGATGCGCGTTTTCGTTTTTCGAAACAGAGTTCCGCGAATGCATGCGTCAGGCTGGGAAGGCCCGCGCGCCAGCCCGGCGATGGTTTTGGCGTGGTTTATTTTCGATAACACTCACGGTGGCGCTAAGCCGACCTTGGACTGGATCCGGTGCTGAGGAGAACGGCCGTGACATCCTCAGCTCGGGAAATCATCGATCTACTAGAAGCGCGCGCCAGCTCGGGGCGCGTCGCGTTCCAGATCAGCGAAGCTACGTTCGCCAAGATCATCGCCATCCTGCGCAGACGGTTTGGCGTCAGTTCTTTTGAAGCCGAGCTGTTGCTCGTCGACGTACTCCGCGAACACGAAGACATCCTCTTTGCTGCGCTACGCGATCAAGTGGATCTGGACGATGCCGAGGACGCGGTGCGGCTTTGTCTGGGGGACAAGCCATGAGCGGCGGAATCCTCGGCATTGATCCCGGCATCTCCGGTGCGCTGGCGCTCTTGTGCGGCACCGAGTGGACACTCCTCGATATGCCGATTACCGGCGATGCCAAGCACCACGAAATTAATGGGCCACTATTGTGCCGCTGGTTGCGCCACCAGCGGCCGGATCATGCCTTCATTGAATTCGCGGCGGCGCGCCCCGGTCAGGGCGTCACCTCGATGTTCCGCTTCGGCTGCAGTTACGGCGCGCTCAAGATGGCGCTCGGCGCTTGCGACGTGCCTTTCACGATCGTGACGCCGCAGCGCTGGAAGAAAGCGGTTGGCGTTCCGACCGGCGCCGATAAGGAAGCGTCGCGGTTGCGGGCGCTGCAGTTGTTTCCGAGTCAAGCCGCACATCTGGCGCGGAAGAAAGATCACGCTCGTGCCGACGCAATGCTGCTCGCCCATTTCGGCGCCAAGCACCTGATACTCGCCTATTTCGGAGCAAAACGTGCGTCGTAACTCCAAGCAGGAGCGCGAACGCGAACTTGCCGATCAAGCGAAACTGACGCGCGCCTGGCGCCAGTGGCGCCGCGAATGCCTCGACAATCTGCTCGCTGATAGTCGCTACGGCGAAGCGGCGCGTGCCCTGCTCGCGTTCTGCAAGACCATGACCACGCCCTCGGCGCTGATCTCGTTCATCGACGCCGGGCCGTGGCGCGAGGCCGATACCGAAGTGCGTTTTCAGATCCTGTCGCTGCTCGGCGCCGTGATCACCAAGCGGCGCGAGCGCATGGGCCTTGCGCCATTCGACGATGCCTTACCTGGCCAGCCGGACAACGTGTTCCTGATCTTACGCGCGCGGCTGAGCGGAGACTTTCCCGCCCAAGCGGGAGACGCGCCGGGCGATCCCGGCAAAGTGAGGAGTATGACTGCATGAGTAATGAAGAAGGAAAGGAGAAGAATCCACCCGTCACCATCGACGGCTTCGACGATGACGAAGACGGTGTTGAGGGTGAAGACGAGCGGCACAGCGGCCGGGTTATTCAGGGCGAGAAATTGTCGTTCTCGAATGACTTCGTCTGGCTGACTGCCGACGACGAAGAAGTACCGGCGACGCGAGAACTCTGCGTCGTCGATACGCAGAGGGTGGTGCAGAAGTGGGTCGACAAGACGGCAGTCGATACCATCTTCGTGCCGCCGGGGCAGAAGTGGCCCAATCTCAAGACGCTCAATGACGCCTGCCCGACAGAATGGCGCAAGGACTTCAACGGCAACATGGTCGGTCCTTGGCAGCGGGCCCGCGTCGTCTACTTCATCGACCTGAACACGATGGAGAAGTTCACCTGGCCGACCAGCACGGTGGGCGGCGACATCTGTGTGCGGGAATTCCGCGACAAGGTGGCGATGATGCGCAAGTTGCGCGGCGCGCGGGTGTTCGCCGTCGTCAACTTGAGCGACCACCACATGACCACCCGGTTCGGCGATCGCCAGCGCCCCGATCTCAAGATCGTGCGCTGGGTGGCGCTCGGCCCGGACGGTGCAGCACTGCCGGCGCCGGCGACACCGACACCACCGACGCCATCGTTGCCGCCAGCGGCCGATGCGAAGAAGGCGCCCGCCGAATCCACCAAGACGGCGGAGCCGAGCAACAAAGCACAGCCGGCGGCGCCAACCCCGCCGTCGGGAATTACCCCGGTCGAGCCGCCCTCGCTCAGCGAGCACATGGGCGGGGACGTGGTGCCCTGGTGATGCGTGCGTGAGGGGAGCCCGCGTGCATGCCGCGGGCTCTCTCACTTCCAGCGAACAGATAGCGACTATATGCCAACCTTGCATTGGGACTTGGAATCCAAATCCGCAGTGGCGCTCGAGGATGCCGGCGCCTGGCGCTATGCCGCCGATCCGACGACCGAAGTGCTCTGCGTCGGCTACGCCGCCGACGACGCTGCACCGAAGATTTGGCTGCCGGGCCGACCCATACCGGAAGAATTCGTCGCTGCCGCCAGCGATCCGGCCTGGATTGTGGTTGCCCATAACTTCATGTTCGAACGCGCGATCGTGACCCGCATCCTGCGGCCGCGTTTCGGCTGGCCGGAGATTCCGCTCGCGCAGCAGCGCTGCAGCATGACGCTGGCGTTGGCGCATGCATTGCCCGCCAAGCTGGAGAACGTCGCGCGAGCGTTGCAGCTCGATTTCCAGAAAGACCTCGAAGGTCACCGGATCATGATGCAGCTGTCGCGCCCGCGGCGGCCGCGCAAGGGTGAGGATCCCACCGGTCTCTATTGGGTCGACGATGCGCACAAGCACGCCCGGCTGCAGCGCTATTGCCTGCGCGACGTCGAGGTCGAGCGCGAAGTCTATCGCCGCCTGGCGCCGCTGTTGCCATCCGAACAACGCGTATGGGCGCTCGACGCGATCATCAACGCGCGCGGATTCTACACCGACGTCGCCTTGGCTAAAGCCGCCCGCGAAGTGGCGCGCGCCGAGCAGATCAATATTAACACCGAGATCCGCACCCTCACCAAGGGCGAAATCATCAGTGTCAATCAGGTCGCAAAGATTATCGCTTTCGTTCGCCGGCATGGCCATACCCTAGAGAGCCTGACCAAGCGCTCGGTCAGCGCTGTGTTGGCGCATAATCCGTCGGACAACGTACGCGCGCTGCTCGAGCTGCGCCGCGCCGGCGCCAAAGCCTCGACCCGCAAGTTCGATGCCTTGCTCGCCAGCGTCGATTCCGATCAGCGGCTGCGCGGGACGTTGCGATTTCATGCCAGCTCGACCGGACGCTGGTCCGGCAGCCGCTTCCAGCCGCAGAATCTGAAGAAACCGGAAACCCGCGATCTCGACGCCGCCGTTGACGCCATCATGGCCGGCGACATGGTGCGAATCCGTGAGCTTGGCGCACCGTTGACCGTGGCCGGCGACATCGCCCGTGGCATCATCTGCGCCGCGCCGGATCATGCGCTGATCGGCGCCGATTTCAGCGCCATCGAAAGCCGGGTGCTGGCGTGGCTGGCTGGCGAGAAATGGAAGCTCGAGACCTATCGCCAGTACGACGAGACCGGAGACCCGGCGTTCGAGCCGTACTGCGTCATGGCCTCGAAAGCGCTCAAGTGCACGGTAACGCCGGAGGACGAAGCCGGCCGTGCTTTCGGCAAGACCTACGACCTGGCATTCGGCTTCGGTGGCGGCGTTGGCGCCTGGCGCAAGTTCGATTCGAGCAACACCTATTCCGACCTCGAGGTCGAGGACTTCAAGCGTACCTTTCGCCGCGATCATCCGGCAACGTTCCGGTTCTGGCATCGGCTCGAGCGCCACGCCCACCGCTGCGTGCGCACCAAGAAGCCGACGGCGCTCGGCAATTTCATCTCCTTCGATATGGAGAACGGCACGCTGTTCATGACGCTGCCGAGCGGACGGCGGCTGGCTTATCCCGAGGCGTGCCTTGTGCCCGGCAAGTTCGAGGACACCTTCGCGCTGCGCTACAAGGACAACGCCAAGGGCGGCTGGAACGACATCGACATCTGGTATGGCACCTTGATCGAGAACGCGGTGCAAGCCACGGCCCGCGATCTGCTGGCCGCCGCCATGCTGCGGCTCGAGAGTGCCGGCTATCCCATCGTTCTTACCGTTCATGATGAGATCGTTTGCGAGGTACCGGAGGGATTCGGCAGCGTCGAAGACTTCCAGCGGCTGATGATCGCGGCGCCGGAATGGGCCCAAGGCTTGCCTGTAGCCGCCAAAGTCTGGACCCGCCAGCGCTACGCCAAATCGAAGAGCCCGCCAAAAACGCTGTCGCCTGACCCCACGATCGCCACGCCAATTCCAGCGCCGGTCGATTCCTTCGACGTCGATGAGCCAGGCGAAAATGATGACGACGCCGGCACGGTCCCGCTCGGCGACCTGATCGGCGAATCGACCACCGGCGGCAAGATCCTTTGCCCGTTCCACGAGGACCACACGCCGAGCCTGCAGATCTATCCCGATCATTATCATTGCTACGTCTGCGGTGAGCACGGTGGTCCAGTCGATTGGCTGATGCAGGTCGAAGGCATGGAGCGCGATGAGGCCGAGCAGCTGCTGGCCAATTGGGATGGCCCGATCACCCCGATCATCACCGAGGATCCCGCGGTAAGGCGTGCCTTTGCCGTGCAGCTCTGGGACGACGCTGTTTCGATCACCGGCACATTGGCGGCGCGCTATCTCACCGAGACCCGGCGCATCGATCTGGTCGATCTGCCGGCGGACATCGATTCTGTGCTGCGCTTCCATCGCGCCTGCCCGTTCGGGCGCGGCGTGCGCAACCCGTGCCTGCTAGCGCTGATGCGCGACGTCATCAGCGATGAGATCACCGGCATTCACCGCATCGGGCTGACCGCCAGCGCCGACAAGATCGACCGCTATATGCTGGGGCGCCCGGGCGCGGTGAAGCTGTGGCCGGCCGCGCCGCACCTGGTGGTCGGCGAAGGCCTCGAGACCACACTCGCCGGCGCCTTGCATTTCACCCACGAGGAAACGCCGCTGCGGCCGGCCTGGTCGCTGGTGTCGAGCAAGACATTGAGCCGCTTACCGGTCGTTCCCGGCGTCGAGCGGCTGATCATCTTGGTCGATCACGACGACACCGGCGTGTTGGCCGCGGAAAGCTGCACCGCACGTTGGACGCTGGCCGGGCGCACTGTGGTCAAGCTCACGCCCGAGCCGAAAGGCGCCGACTTCAACGATCTTCTGATGATGGAATAAGGTCATGGGCAAGAAAACCACGGCTTTCAGTGCCACCGTATCAACGCCGCCGGCAGACAACAGCAACCCGGTGTCGAAAGAGGATTTCTGCCGCTATCTGAAACAGCAGAGCGCCTACTTTTTCATTCCCTGCCGTGAGATCTGGCCGGCCACAAGCGTCAATGCGCGACTACCGCGCATTCCCGTGCTCAACAAGAACGGCCAACCGAGGAAAGCCAAGAACGGCAAGTTTGTCACCCTGCCGGCCACGCACTGGATTGACGAGAACCAGTGCATCGAGCAGGCGACCTGGCATCCGGGGCTGCCACTGTTCATCGCCGATCGCCTGGCGGTCGCCGGCGGTTGGGTGCACAAACGCAGCACACGCAGCTTCAATCTCTATCGGCCGCCCAATATTGTTCCCGGCGACGACACCAGGGCCACGCCGTGGGTCGACCACGTCCGCAAGATCTATCCCGATGAGGCCGACCACATTATTCAGTGGCTGGCTTATCACCGCCAGCATCCCGGCGATAAGGTCAATCACGCACTGGTGCTCAGTGGTGAACAGGGCATCGGCAAGGATTCCATCCTGGCGCCGGTGAAGCATGCGATCGGACCCTGGAATTTCCAGGAGATCTCACCCGAAACGCTGTTCGCGCCGTTCAACGAATTCGCCAAGTCGATCATCCTGCGCATCAATGAAGGACACGATCTCGGCGAGGTGAATCGATTTAAGTTCTACGATCGGATCAAGATCTACACAGCCAATCCGCCTGAAGTACTGCGGGTCAACGAGAAGCACATCAAGGAGTATTACGCGCTCAACTGTCTCGGCGTGATCATCACCACCAACCACAAGACTACCGGCTTATATCTGCCGGCCGATGATCGCCGCCATTTCGTTGCCTGGTCGGCGTATCAGGTGAAGGATTTCGCGGACACCTATTGGCGCGAGCTGTGGGACTACTTTGCCGCTGGCGGCAATGAGCACGTCACGGCCTATCTGGACACGCTCGATCTGTCGGACTTCAACCCCAAAGCGCCACCACCCAAAACGCCGGTGTTCTGGCAGATCGTCAACGTCAATGCCGCGCCGGAAGACGCCGACATGATGGATGCCCTCGAAGCCATCGCGCAGAAGGATGCCATCACCATCAGCGACTTGATCGAGAAGGCCGATGCTGAGTTTGCCGAATGGCTGCTCGACAGGAGAAACCGCCGCGCCATTCCGCATCGGCTCGACCGCTGCGGCTACGTGGCATTGCGTAATCGGGACGCCAAGGACGGCTATTGGAAGGTCAATGACCGCCGCCAGCCGATCTATGTACGCAGCGAATTGGAGCCGCGGCGGCAGCTTGAGGCAGCGCAGGAACGGCTGAAAAGGGGGTGAGCAGTCGGTCTAGTAGGTGAAGTAGGTAATCCGTATTGTGCTCTCTCTCTTAGGAAAGTTATTGATTTCTCTACAAAACACGCGCGCGCGAGGGAATAAAAAATCCCAACGCAGAGGGCATAATACGGATCACCTACTTCACCTACCAAACCTACCAGCGCGGAGTGAGGTCTATGACTGAATTGCTTCTAAGCCGTGACAAACAGTCTGAATTACTGCCATTCGATCGCGACGCCGCAGAAATCGGCGAGCTATATCGGAAGTTCAGAGCATCGCTCATTGAAAGCGTCCACTATGCGTTGGAATGCGGGCAGCGGCTTACGGCCAAGAAGCGCGAGCTGGGCCACGGCAACTGGCTGCCGTGGCTTGAGGCCTATGCCGATGTGCTTGGGATGAACATTGAGAGCACGCCGCAGCGCCTCATGAAGGCCGCAGCCAAATTCAGCGCCAGCGCTGAATATAGCGAAGACGAAACCCTTCGAATCAGCCGCGAGATCTGGGGACATAATGTTCGCGGTATTGGCGGAACCGGCGACAATGAGTGGTTTACGCCGTCGGAATACCTAGAGCTCGCCCGCAGCGTCCTTGGCCAGATCGATCTTGATCCGGCATCCCATGACGAAGCGCAGACAGTTGTGCGTGCCAGGCAGTATTTCACCGAAGCCGATGACGGCCTGGCGCAGGAGTGGCACGGATGTATCTGGCTTAATCCGCCCTATGCGCAGCCGCTGATTGCCCAATTCATTGACAAGATGGTTGCGGAACGCACTGCCGGACGTGTCTCGGCAGCGATCATGCTGACGCACAACTACACTGATGCAGAATGGTTTGAGACAGCTGCATCAGTGGCCGATGTGATCGGGTTCACCTGTGGTCGGGTGCGCTTTGTCAAAGCCGATGGCGAGCTTGCTAGGCCGACGCAGGGCCAAGCGTTGTTCTATTTCGGTGGTGAAGCAGCGCGCTTTACCGCAGCGTTCAAAGACGTTTGCTATTTTGTTTTTCCTGCGCGAGGGACGATCGATGCCACGGCCAAGCTGCATGCCGCTCGCCGATATCGGCGCCAGGCATTGAGGATCCCATGGCCAAGCGCATCGGCATCGTCCTGAGCCACCGCAATAGCCGCCGCTCGATGTTGCAGGCGCTGGCGATCGGCCGGATCTGCGGCCAGCGCGCCGCCGAGCGAGAACTCAGTCAAGCGCGTGCCGATATCGTCAGGCTTCGAGCCAAGCTCGAGCGTGCCGAAGACCGCTATCGGCTGGCGCGATCGATCATCGATCGAGGCGACGGTATCGCTGCGTTGCAGTCGCGCGATCCGTTGGCGACGATCCATTGATCCGCGGGGGAATTTGGGAAACGATTGACCGATTGCAGGCCGGGGGGAGGTGAATTTCTTTTCAACCACCCCATCGCCGCGGCGGGTCGCCGATATCGTTTCGCTACGTGTCGAAAATTTGTAACAATGCGGGATTAACCGGGAGAAACAGCCGTGCCACGTCGATCGGCCGCTGCCTTAACGAACATCACGCCACTGCCCCCGACCCCGCGGCTGATTCCGCCTGCGGACATGGCCGATGATGCTCGGCAGCTCTTCATTGACGTTGTCATGAACAACAAACCGGAGCATTTCCAGCCATCCGACCTTCCGTTGCTGGCCCGCTATTGCCAGGCGCACGCGCTGGCGGCCCGAGCCGCGGCCGCATTGTCGAAAGCCGAGACGATCGTGAACGGCGATGAAGCCAAAGTCTTTGTGGCAATGACCAAGACGGCGAACGCGTTGGCGATGCGGCTACGGCTGTCGCCGCAAGCGCGCCAGCCGAACAACCCGAAACGGACGCCGCCGGTCAGCTACTACGAGCGCCTGGCGATGGAGCGGGGCACGTGAACCGCGTCGATCGTGAGGCGCTGAAGCGGGCGCTGGCGCTGCTGCGCAACGATCCAGAGTATCGCGAGCAGATCGCTGCCAAGCTCAAGGACGAGCTATGGCAGGACGTTGCTTGCTTCGCCGGCTATTGCTGTCAGATCGACAATTTGGGGCTGAAGCCATGGCAGGATCCGCCGATG